AATACCTTGTACATCAGCAGAACTTGAACCAACGTCAATTGATCCAGTCAAAACAAAGTTATCTCCATTTGTAGCATCTAATGCTGTATCAGCAGTAAATGTTGGACTACCAGCCATTGCAACTTGTTTAACTGATGGTAAATCAAATGCAGTAACGCCTTTTAAACCTACAGCATCTGATTGAATAACAGCTGTGTTACTTGAAGTACCACCTGTAATAGTTTCTTCAGTAACAAATACACCTTGTACATTTGAAATTACAACAACTCCATGTGCAGCTGTTCCACCTGAACTATAACCAGTGAATGCTGATGAATCTATAGATGTTGTTCCGTCTGTGTCATATAATTCAAATGTTGTACCTGATGGGTTTCTAACTGTATAAACATTACCATTAACTTCAGTCATACCAGATACACTTGAAATTGTAACTTGCTGACCTTCTTTAAAATTATTATTTGCTGTAACTACAGCAGGATTAGCTTGACTAATACCTGTAATTGTAGCACTTTCAGTTGTAGAATGTGTTTGTACAACACCAGTTGCACCTGAAGTTCCACCAGTTACAACTTCTCCAGTTGTAAATGATTGAGCTGTTCTAATATTTAAATGAGTAAACAAAACAATATCAAAAAGATAATGTTTGTAAATAGCACTTGTTAAACTTGAACTTGAAAAAATATTTGCTGACGCAGTACCAGACGAATATTCAAAACCTCTACTTTTTGCTCTTCCTATTTGTGTTATGGAAGATTCTGTTCCTGTATTTACAGTACCACGTGAACTTGTAGCCACATTATGTAAAGTTAAACCTTTAAACGCTTCAACACCTGAAGTAGAAGCAATATCTGGAGAACCATAAACATTGGTTACATTTACAAAGTTACCTATATCGAATCTTGTATTAAAATTATTTTGGGTTGCAAAATCTCTAGCCTTGTCAACATCAACATATGTTGTTGCTATAGTATCAATTTCATATCCTTTAACATATGCTTTTCCTGGAGAAAAACCTACTGCAAGTTTAGTAGCATCACCACCATTACCTGAAGTGTAAATACCTCTATTATTTCCTGAAATTAAATGTTCTCTTATATCTATATCAAATGGTTTTACAACGTAATCACCAGACTCGTCATATGTTCTACGAGCAAGTGTGTCTTCTAATACGGCATATTCAGTTGATCTTACTTGATTTTGTAGTGTACCACTAGATAATCTTAATAATTCATAAAAGTTGTTATCTTCAGTACTTGCTAATGCCTTTTTAGTTAGTGTAAGAAGAATTTTAAATCTGTGGGCACCTGGTGCATTTGTATTAGAAACACCTTGTGCATTATCATTTAAAGATGAATCATCACCTGAAGTTACAAAAGACTCTGTAACTGTTAAACCAACTCTATATGATGGTGTACTTGAATATTTTTCTAATATTAAAGTTTGTCCTGAAACTTGTACATGGTATCCATTTATATAATAAACACCTTCTTGTATTTGTGCAGCTGAACCTGTTGCCGTAGTATTAACAACTACAGTTGGATTACCTGAACCATCAGATGTTAAGGTTTCACCATCTGAAAAGGTAATTGTTGTATTGTCAGTACTATTTGTATTAAAATATTTTACAAATAATGTATCTGGATCAGTACCGTCTGTAGCAACAGCGTTTACAACTTTAGCAGTAACGCCTGAAGCACCTGTTAAAGTTGTTCCAACATAATCTGTTAAATTTGAAGCAGATTTAGATGTTAACTTAACAGCATAATATTTTAAGTCATATCCAATTTCACCTGGAATAATCATTGCACCTTTGTCGAAAAGGTGATCTGATAATCTTTCTATTTGATTTTGTAATTGAGTTTGTGATTGAGTTAATTCTCTAGCCTGAACAGCAAAAGCAGGTCTAAAAAGTATTCTGTGAAACTTTTTTGACTCTGTAAAATCGTCATAGTAAGGACTGACATTAAAATCAGTTGGACTTGGCATTATCTATTTTCCCCTATTAAAACTCAATAATGAGTTTGATGTTTTCAGTTTGATCAGTTGCTCTAGTAATTTTGGTTCTGTTCTCTACATATAAAATTTCACCTGAGTCGTGTTGTAATTCTGGAGCAGCATAACCCGAAGTAAATGAAACTTGATTAACTGTTTGAGTTGAAGCGTCTGGTGTACCAGTTGCACTTGAACCTTGACCAGTAATTACATTTGCACCTGAAAAGGCAGTTATATTTCCATCACTATCAGCCCCAGCGTCATTATGCCTTGTCTGAACGTAATATAAAATACCGTTTACAGAATCCCATTCAACAACTTTACCAACAGCACCTGTTGTTGCTTGATTAATTTCTTCATCAGCAGTAAATGTTCCTGGTGTTGGAGAACTTGCAATTTTAATTGCATATGTTCCTCTTAATGTTGCAGCTGAAGCAGCTGTTCCACTTGCGTTGTTTGGATCTTTAATTAAAGTAATTTTTCTAAAATCGTTTGCAGCTGTAAAGTCTCCTGAATTTGTACTTTCAGTTCCTTCTAGTGTTGTATTTAACATTACAAAGAAACCACCTAATTCTTCTACAGCATTATATCCGTGGCCACCTTTTGGTGGAATAATAACATCTAACTCAGCACCTGAACCAGCACCACCAGCATTTGTTGCTGTAATTATATCAGCGTTTCTAATATAACCTGATGTGTAACCTGTACCTCTTGTTGTAACTGTAACAGCTGTAATTGCACCTGAAGTTAAAGTAATTGAACAAACTCCACCAGTACCATCACCTTTTATTGGTACAGCAGTTATTGTTCCTGATGTTGCACCACCTGAAACTGTATAACTTGATCCTGCAGTTTTAATTTTAATTACATCTAAGGCACCATCAACAGCAGCTGAACTTACAGTTGAGTTTGTTGAAACTCCCATAAAATCTGTAGATAAGAAGTTTGCTTGTTGAGCAGCAGATAAAGTGTACATATACTTCCATTTGTAATCATCTGAAGTTGTAATTACTGAAGTTGAGTTACCTGTTGGTTCGTCTGTAGAAGTAGCACCACCATTGTTATCTAAGCATTTGTAAACGTTTCTATCTGAAGTTAAAACATAAAAAGTTGAATCAAATAAAGTAGTTGCACCACTATTTGAAGTTACTCTTGTTGACGTACTGCCTGTTATAAATTCTTCATAGTCGTGTCTGTAAATATCATAAACTGTGCCAGATGTCCAGTTTCTTCTTGGTATTACAAAAGACACGTCTGAAGCTGTAATTTTCTTAGCAGCTAATAAATCGTCAAAGTTTTTAAATTCGTTTAATACACTATCACCTGGTGTAATAGGTGCAGTTTCAGTTCCTTCGTAGTCTGTTCTTCCGTCTGGTCTTGTTAAAGTACCAAATTCTTGCGCTCTACCTATTCCTAAATAGTAAACTGTTGGAGAAGCTTCAGAAAATGATTCTGAAAACTGTTCCGCATTGTTTATTCTAAATTTGTTTGTTATAATTGCTGGCATTTCTTATTCCTCATTTATATTTATAATCATTTTATTACGATCCTGAACCATATAGTGATTTAACTACTGATCCAGAACTGTCTAATATTTGTAGTTGAACAGCACTTGTTAACTGTGTAGAACTAATAGAACCTGCTGTTACTGAAAATTCTGTTCCTGATAGTGTTAAAGATTGACCTGCTGAATATACTGCTGTTTCAGCAATAACTGAAAACGTAATATTTGTGGTACCAAATGTAATTGTGCCACTTGTAGTCATTACATATAACTCACCAGCGCCTGTAGCACCTTCTCTTACGAAAAATGCATCACCTTCTCCTAAAGAATTTGGATCAGAAGCACCATAACTGTCTGTATCTGTTGTTCTTGTTAATACCCAAGCAGTTGCACCATCACCAACAGTTGATACATAATATACACCATTGTGAGCTGCATTTGTTTGATTGTAAATTAAAACTCTATCATTTAAAGATAAAGCAACACCATCAATTGAAATGGCTGCTAAAGTACCTGTGTTAGTTAAAGTTGCACCTACACCTGAAGTACCGTTATCATATGAAGCATTTAAGTTTGTAGGTGATTCTACTCTTACAGGATCATGGTAATGAATGCCTGCAGCTGCAATTGTATCTACATAAGTTTTAATTGCTTTTGCTGATGCAAGTGTAGTATCTGTACCAGCAACTGAATTTAAATCTGTATCTAAAACACCAGACGCTAAGTCAGCAACTTCAATATTTGAAATTGAGTTGCCAGTACCATTTGCGTCAAACGTTTTATTAGTAAGTGCTGTTGTTGAACCTGCAGTTATGTAACTTTGTAAATCACTTATTTGACTTTCTGTAATGGAAACACCTGAATTTATTGCTGATTGATGTTGTGTTACACTTGACTCTGTAATATTAGCATCTGGAACATCAGCCCAAGTAACTGCTGATGATAAATCATTAGCTTCAGAAAATGAAGTAATATAGCCAGAGTCATTTGTCCATTGTGATATATTTCCTGACTTGTTTGTTAAAGTATGTGTAGATGATGCTGTTAGTACACCTGAATTTAATGTAGTACCATCACCTATCGCTGTATAAATTTCATTAAAGTTATCATTAAGTAAATCACCAGCGGCTCGAAGTGTTGAACCTGTGCCGTCATTTGCGATTGATCCGATGTTTATTGTCTGTTTTGCCATATCTCTCTCTTACTATTTATATGTTATCCTGCATCCATTGTAATATTAGTATTATCAAATGTTGTTGTTGATTCATCCATAGTATTTTGCGATACATCACCGATTTGTGCAGGAATTGTAAAATTTGTTTTAAGTTTTCTTCCTTCAGCACTTGAAGTTATTAAAAAAATCGCATTTGAACCATCTAAAGAGGTTCTTGTTCCTTGTACTTTAATATCATTAAGTATTTGAAAAGTAATACCACTACTACTAAATGAATTGTTTGCAGTAACTCCAAAAGCAGTATTAATAAATTTGCTTAAAACACCAAATCTTGGCCCAGCATATGCAAACCCTTGTCTTACATTTACTAAATCACCTGATGAATTAGATAAATTTCTTCTAACTCTACTTACATAATCAATATTAATAGGTTGTGTTTTTAAAGTAACATCTCTTGTTGTTTTGTCAAACTGTGTAATTGTGCCTGTATCTAAATCAGCTGATACACCTAATTTTGCATTTGCCCTTAATGTAGTACCATCGGTTTCAGTACCTAATCTTCTTCCTACTATAAATGAATATAATCTTGTTATTACTGATCTTAAAATTTCTGTTACACCAGAATTTATTCCTGTTACCCTCTTAATCTGAGCGTCTAGTTGAGTCTCAATTGTAATTTCACCTTGAAAATAAAAACCAGCAGAATGAAGTGTTTTAATATAACTATCTCTCCATTCATTGATTGATCTTCCAACTCTAATAATGTATGAGTAATCCTGATACAATAAACTGTCTTGTATTTTCATTGTATCTTCAGATATCCAACCATCTTCATTTAAAAAAGCACCATCGGTTGTAATTACACCAGCTACATCTGTAGTACCTGTCGCTTGTTCTAATTTACTAACAGTCGCTGTTGCACCACCAGAACTTGTAACAGTAATATTTGTGCCATACACTCCTGTTGTATCTGATAATTTTAATATGTTTGTGTCTGTACTAAATGAAACTACTGTAGAAGTTATAACAGATGAACCATCTGAACCTAATCCAGAAACGGTTTCACCTGATGTAAACGCTCCTGAAACATTGGTTACTAAAAGATATGTTGGTAAAATTATTGTTGGAGCAGGAGAAGCTTGATAATTGTATCCAGCTTCAACAACATTTATTGTTAATGCTCTTCCTATTTCAGAACCGTATGCTAAAACTTTTGCACCTGTTCCTAAACTAGATGTAACTGTAAGTGTAGGTAGAGATATAAATCCATTACCATTAGATATTAAACGAATGTCTGTTATATCTCCTACATTACCACCAACTTCTTGTACAACTTTATTTCCAAAGTATGAGTCATCAGCCATTGTTTCATCTTCTAAAATAAGTTGACCTGAACCTGTACCATCTTCTAATGTAACACCTCCATTAACAACAGAAACTTTAGCTGATGCATTACCAAAACTAAAATTAACAATATCACCAACTTCATAATTTGCACCACCATCATCTATAACAATTTCTTGTATTGAGCCAGAACCGACTGGTCCAAGTTTTAAAGATGCTCCTGTTCCACCAGCAGTTAATGATACACTATCACCTTCACTATATAATGCACCATCATTTGTTATAACTTTATTATTAATAATACCTGTAACTATAACAGATATGGTTACGTCTAAATCGGTATTGCTTGTTCCAGTTATTGTTTGTCCTGAAACAAACGTACCATTTACTGAAGTATCTCCTAAAACTAATTCTACAACTTCTTGTCCACCTATAATAAATTTAAATACATCTTCAACAATAGCTGTTGCCTCATTAATAGATGAATCTGTTAAATTGTTTGCTTGTGTTATAGTTTGTCCAATAAGATTACTAGCATCAAAACTGCCAACCTCAATACAACGCAATATTTTTTTTGTATCCCATTTACCATCTGATACTCTTAAAATATTATCTTTTGGATATCTTATCTCAGCATCTTCATTAAATAATAGTTTAAAAAATATTTCACTTGCACGTTTTGTACCTTTTGCTTGATAAAGTGATTTAATATTTTTAATTAGATTTCTTTTGTTAACATCACCATCTAATGTATCAGGTATAGAAGTTAAAAATGAATTTCTAAATTTAGTTAAAAATCCTGATATAGTTTTATCCACATCAGCGTAATCTAAAAGTTGTTGTATGTTTTGAACTGGATTGGCTCTATACTTACCAATGTTTGCCTGAGCACCTGAAGATGTGCCTGTAATTAATTCACCTTCTATAAATTTATTTTGATGTGTAACAAATAAACGAGAACCTGCGTCAACATCTTCTACTAAAACAGTAGCAGTTGCACCTGAAGTAGCACCTGTAATTGTTTCACCATTTATAAAATCACCATATGATGTATCTTCTAAAAGTATTCTATCTGTAGAATCATCTTTGTTTACATTTGTACCATCTAATAATAAAAAGTTATTTACATTAACTGAACTATCTAATTGAAGATGATCTGGATCACCAATGTTTGTTAATTTAATCTCAGCTGATTCCATCAACTGATAATACGCTTTTATAAAGTCTAAAAATAACGGATGATCTTCAAGTACAAAATCAGGTACTTGTGAATTTAAAAGGTTTGATATTTTATCTTTAAAGTCGGCCATTTCATCTAATAACTACTAGTCGTGGTATATCCAATACCAGCGTTTGCTGAGCCTCCTACTAGTGTATCAGCCTCTACTGTGACTGAACTATTTGCAACATCTATTTCTAATATTTGATTTCTAATTGGAACTAAATCATTTGAATTTGGTTTTACTGTTACTTCGATAACTGTTGAAGCTGCACCTCTAATGTTTTCTATGTTTGAAACATTTAAAGAGTTTACTTCAACTTTACCTGTTGAATAATCTATTGTACCTTGTGTACTATTACCATACGCTCTTACTGAGCCATCCATTCTATATCTTCTAACATTACCTTGTCCATCATCATCTAATAACCAAACATTTGTTGTATCACCATCTATTTTAAATCCTGTTGAAGATAAAATACCACCCTCAACAGAAGCGTGACCAGAATGTGGATTGTATAATGCGTTTGCAAAATTAATTGTATATTTTGTTGAACTGCCAATTGTAGGTATAAAAGACTTTCTTAATCTTACAGTAGTTATATTTGATAATATACTTTCATCTGTATCATCAATTAATCCTGTAAGTTTTGAGTGTCTAAAAATTGTATCAAAAGATTGTAGGGTATTTGTGTTGTAATTTGTAATTGTAGTTATAATGTTTGATTTCAAAGTATCAGCTGTTTTTGTTGTTATTTTTTCATCAAATTTAATTGTTGATGCTAAAAGTACATTTGTAGTTTCTGGATCAACAATTACAGGTGTTACTGAAGCAACTGAATATTTTTTTAAGTCTGCTACTATTCTTGCCTTTGTAGAATCTGTAAGATTAGAACCACTGGTTGGTAAAATAGAAATATAAACTCTACCATAAAAAGGTGTTTCAGCATCTTCACCACCCCAAGCAGAAATTGCTTGTGTGTTAGCGTAAAGTTGTTTTACTTTTGATTTATAATCTTCTATTGTTACAGCTCTATCTTGTGATGAATAAAAATCAGGAGTATTTCTTTTTATACTTTGTAATGACTCTGGTTCAGCACCACCTTGTGCTGACGAATTTACTGTAACGGTAATGTCTGTAAAACCTGAAATAGAACCTGAAAGAGTAAATGATGTAGCACCATTTGCTTCTGTTTTATTAGTTACAACATAACTTACATTTATAATGTTTCCGTCATCTAATTTTTTACCAATTACACCATCACCAAAATAAATTTCGTATTGACCATCCTCTGCTTCTTGTAAAAAGAAAACTTTTGATGTGCCATCCAATTCTGTGATTGAGGTTGCTTTTGTATAAACATTTGTAGTAACATCAGCAGCACTATTTTGAATTACAACCTTAATTGTAGTTGTATCAACTCTATCACTTGAAATTAAAAACCTTTGATCAATATCTTGTTCATCATAAGTGTAGTTGTAACTTACATAAGTTCCTTCATAAACATTTAAACTTTGTACAGTATAAACTCCGTCAACAGGTTGAACTGTTTTGTCAGCAACCGTAACGAATGAATATGTAAGATCATCTATTGATGATGTAAATTTTGTACCTGCTGGAATTGTAATTACTGATCCTGTACCATCGTTGATTACTAATTTTAAATCAGCGATTGGTGCTCTAGCTGAATTAGGAGTATAACCAACTAATTTGGCCAATGAAGCAACACTACTTCTTAATTGTGCTGTATCTAAAAACATTTCGTTGGCAACAAAGTTAGCATTGTAAGCCAAATAGTGTGTATTATAAGCAAGTAAGTCTAATAAAATTGCTAATGAACTTCCTTCAAAGTCGTAATCTTTAAATTCGTTTTGATTTGATAAAAATCTTTTAAGTGAACCTTTTATATTTTCAAAATCTAATTCTGATATGTCTAGTCTGTGTGAACTCATATTATCTTACTCTTTGTAAAAATGTTGATACTGAAACTGGTGCTTCTGTGCCGTTAATTAAGAATGAAACCATAATATTTAATCCATTATTTTCTTCATCATTTTGAACCACAATATCTTCTACTGAAACTCTTGGTTCATATTTTTCAATTGCCATAGCAACTCTATCTTTAATGATAACTAATAATGGTTCAGTTATATTTTCAAATAAGAATCCTCTTAGGTTACATCCAAAGTCAGAATTAAAAGGTCTTTCATACTTATTTGTTAAAATAATATTTTTAACAGCTCTTTTAATTGCCTGTGCATCAAATAATTTTGCAACATCCTTTGTAGCAGGATTTTTAGTAAAACTCAAATTTAAATCACTATAGATTCGATTTGATCTTTTACTTTTATTTGTTGTTGTTGCGTCATAGTTTGAAAAGGCCATATCAATATTTATATGAATTATCTACCGTTTACTAAAACGTTTAAGGATCCCGAAATCATTGCACCTGCGTCAGCACTATCAGTTACACGACCCCAAGGTATACCACCTATCTTTACATTTGTTGATCCTTGATTTAATGCAGCTACGTGAGCAGGACAGATAGGAGTAGGTGGAGCTGGGTGTCCTACTGTAGGAGTGCCTAAAACAGCACCTACAATACCGTTTGCTCTTACTGTTCTAACTAAAGATATTGCTAAATCTGTAATTCCAGTACAAGCATGACCAGTTGTAAGTTTATCTCCTTCTCTTACGGCCATTTATCTTTTTCCTTGCCCGTTATACGCTTTCCAACTACGTTTTTTAGATTTATTCATTGATGAAAACTTAACACTTCGTTTTTTCTTACCTAGTGATGATTTTTTATAGTTTTTTTCCCTTGCTACAAATGTTTTACTTAATTTTGCCATTATCTACCTATTTTTTTCTTTCTACCAAGTGGTAATTGTATTGAAGATACGATTTTTTTGCCTTTTTTACTAATATATTCAAATCCAATCAGTTGATTCTTAAAATTCTCTTGGACTGACTTAACAGCCTTCTTAAAACTTGTATTTTCTTTCTTTTCCTCTTGTCCTGATTCGTTCCAGAACAGAAATTCACGCATTTTTGCCATAATTTCCTCATTTTTTAATGGTTTTTCTACTATTTATAACGGTTTTTGTTCTTCTTTTGTTCTTTATGTGCCAAAATACCGACTAGCTACGGAAGAATCGGACAATTAATCCATTTTTTTGTTGATTTTTACATAAAAATACGGTATATTAGTAGTATATGAAAACAAATAATATGAATATGGCAATTGTTAGAAACGTTGCATATAGACAAATCGGTAAAATAAACAAAAATATAAAAGAAATTATTGAAGTTGATAATACTCTTTTAGAAATGATTGATATTAATATGAAAAATGCAATTAATAAAATCATTAACAACTACAAAGTATACCAACAAACTGGTGTATTAAAAATTAAATAAGGAGAAAACACTATGACACTACAAAAACAAGCACTTAATCAAATTGAAGCTTACAATCAGTTGAGATATAAGGAAGAAATTATGAAAAAAATAAAAGAAAACATATCATTAGTTACTGCTATTGTATTTTTATTCAGTATGGTAGGATCTGTTGGTGCTATCGAAGCAAATAACTTTATGATAGGTGCTATGATGGCCTTAACAGGTATAGTATCTGGTTTAATAACAATCGCATTACAAAACAAATAAATGAATAATAAAGAATTAAAAACTGCAATTAAGAAACTTGAAAAAAGACTTGCTTACGGAAACAAATTACTTAAAACAAAATCTTTATTTGAAGTAATACAAATAATGAAAACTAAAAGGGAGATATAACACTATGACTATGGTAACACAAACTGCAAAAACACTTGATGAAGGAATTACAAATCTAATGGCTGGTGCCAAATCTGATTATGTAAAATGGTCAACAATGGGTGGTAAAGAATTAACTGGCTACCCTAAAGAACAAGTTGAAAAATGGGATAGTAGAACATCTATAAGACCTGGTAAAAAGTATATTAAGATTGTACAAGAAAACGGCGTGTTTTGTTTTATTGTAAAAGAAGATTTTAAACATTTTAAAAAGGGTGATATATTGAAAGCCGCTGGTTTTAATGCACCTGCTTTAAACTCTGCTAGAGGAAATGTATTAACAGGTAACTATCCAATTAGATGGACAGGACCTTTGTATTTAAAATAAACTAAAAAAGGAGAAACTATGAAAGATACACAATTGAAAAAAGATATAATGAAACTTGCGTTAGCTGAAAGCGCTACTGAATGTACCATTGTTTGTGGTACATTGTTTGCTAAGTTTGATGTTTCAATACACGAACAAATGGCAACCAACTTGAAGAAAACTTTACAGACTTTCTTTGATAAAAGAAAAGTAAATGATTGTAATGTTCAAATGTCAGGCACATTACCTGATAATGAATATGCTTACGACTTTGTGCCTGTAGTTGATTTTAGATTAAACGGAATGGGAATATAAGGAGAAACTATGCCAAACTGGTGCGATAATTATGTTGAGATAAAAGGTCCTAAAAAAGTATTAGATGAAATAGAGGACATTGTTAAAGAAGAAAATAACGATAAAGAAAGAAAACACGGTCTATTAAATCATTTAAGACCTATGCCAAAAGAAGAAAAGGATAATTGGTATCAATGGTCGATAGACAATTGGGGAACTAAATGGGATATAACTGAATTTTATGGTACAAAAAGAGATGGTGACAAACTATGCTTTTCTTTTCAATCAGCTTGGGGACCACCTGAAGAAGCCTTTGATTACTTTTATGATAATAATGATGACGTAAGTATCAACTTAAAATATTATGAACCTGGTATGGATTTTGCTGGTATCTATAATGATGGAGATAGTGATAGTTATACTTTGTCAGAAGCTGCACCAAAAGGACCTAAAGATGAGTTTTGGCAAACTGAAGATGGTAAGGCCTTAGATGATACTTTTGAAATTGTCCAACAGATGATAGACTTTGGAGATAATGAATGAAAAAATTTTTTATATACTATCTCTTATTTACATTTTTATTATGTGTTGGTGTTGTTTTTGCTGATCACGGTAATGAACCCTATTGTTTTGATTGTATGCACAAGTACAAAATCGGTGATAAAAAAAATAACACATATGAGTTTGAGTTTGATTTGCAAACTAACGAATTATCAAAAACAGTTAATGAACAAATATCAGACAAAAAAACAGGACTTGTAAGTTATCTATTATGGGAAAATAATAAGATTATAGTTGATCAGAATAGAAAAAGTAAATACACAGGACCATATCCTTCACACTCAATTGGTAAAAGTTTAGTATCTGTTGTTACAGGTTATGCTCTATGTGGTGGTTATATTAATCATACAGTTTTTGATAGAATAGATTATCCAACTGTAGCTAATACTTTATATGAAAATCAAAGATTGATTGATTTACTCAATATGCAGGCAGGTGATGATGAAATATTAGGTGAAAGAATTTACGGATGGGACAACCCTATCAAAGGTAAAGGTCCTAATATTAATACAATACCGATTAAAACTGTTATGAAAAGATACTTTAAAAATAAAGATGGTTTAGAACCTGGTACTTATTATAATTATAGTGCTATGACAACCAATGTTATTATGAACTATGTAATTTACAAAACAGGTGATGATTGGGAAAAATTACTTCACAAGGTATTTGTTGAAGACGCAAAAGTTGAAAAAAGAGTTTATTTTGGCAAGACTTTAAATAAGAATAAAGTTGGTAATAGAAAGTCTGGTGAATACGGTAGATACTCTCTTTGGGCTCAAAGATATGATTATTTAAGAATTGCAAAATTAATATTAGATCATTGGAATAATGATACTTGCGTTGGTAAATATTTAAAGACAATGTATGAAAATAGAATTGATAAACAGTTTATTCAGTATAGTAAGTTTAGAAATAACCATAGTGCCACTCAAAGTTATGGTGGTCAATTTCACTTTGATCCGATTGGTATTAATGACAGACCAATTTTAATGATGGATGGTGCTTGGGGTCAACAAGTAGTTATTGATTTTGATAATAACAGAATTATAACTGCTCATTCTACAGATAGACATTACGACTATTACAGTTTGATTTATTTACAGCTAAATCAGAATGATAAACAAAGTAAGAGAAAGAAGTGTAGAAAATACATTAGTGCTGAACATTTTGTATTAGAACCGTGTTAAATAATTTACAGTTACCCTTTAAGGGTTATTTTTCCTCACCGAGAGTTTTCTTTTTGTTTTTGTTAATTATATCTCGGTGAGGTTTTTTCTAATAAGGATAAGGTGTAACAAGTAAAGAAAACAAAATAAACAATATTATAAGAGCACCTGTAAAATAATAATTCATAGGAGACCTCCTATCTATTTTTTAATAACAGTTTTAGTTTTTCGTACCAATAGATACCACCTTCTCGTAGATTTTCATTGGCCGTTCTTAATTTTTCTAATCGTTTTGTTAAGTCTTTTAAAGATTTTTTATCTAACGCCTTTTTCTTTTCAACAAGTTTTTCTAACTTTTCAATAACATTATCTATACTGACACAAGTATGATTAGGTATTTTAGGCGCCTTTTTCTTTAAAGACGTAAGTGTAAGTTTCTTAGGCGTTTTAGGCATAAGTATAAGTCCTCTTGTGGGTTAAAACGACAATGATCGGAAAGTAAAATATAAAATTATATGTTAGTATTTATATGGTTTAAGATAATATTTGCTATTTTATTATGACCGTTTTGATTAGGATGATTATCTTTTATATATTCTGTGAAGGTAGTTAAGTCAGATATAAAATCTTTTTTCTTATCTAATTTATCATATAAAGAATAACCATCAAGTGACATTAAGCCTGGCCAACCTATAAAATTATTTTTATCCATTGATAGATATGGTGCAAAATTTATTATCTCACCAGACAATTGTTTAGTAAAACTTTCCTGAATTATGTCTAGGTTGTTTATTTGCTTTGGTCTTTGTGGTGAACCAAATGTATAATCTAAATTAAACTCTGCACCTAAATTTGATAATTTTTGTAAAGGTATAGACTGTACCATCTTATATGGTATATTATTAAATTTTAAAAAAGTTTGTAATAGATACATATATCTGATTGAGTGTTTTACTTTATAATACATATCACCTCTTAAAGGGTCTGTATATAATATACTGTCCCAAGCATAATTATTATCATATCTTTTTAAGTTTCGTTTTTCAAAAATATTTTTTACATAATAATCATTTTCATTTTTCTTATATTCAAAATCTGTACGTTTTGCCTCACTCCAAGCAACAATAACTAAGCCGATATTATCTCTTTTATTTTTATTCATTGATGTAATATTGTCAATTAGAGAGGAACAAATATATTCGTTTCCTGAAGCTCTTTTTCCATAATTTATTAAAGTCATATTTAATTTATCAGCTAATATATTTGGCCATCTATTATAGTTACGTACAATATCATTTGAAACATTTATGTCCTCAGATAATTGCTCTGGATCAGTCCAACTACAGCCACTTACTATTAAAAACTTTTTATGCATATTTGTATTTATTATAAATATCAATATGATTATTGATGATATATTAAAATACAGACGGCATGTAAATGAATTTGTAGATGAAATACCTGATAAAGAATTAATAAATTCACTTCTGCAAAGAACTTGGAAAGTTACGCCATCAAAGAATAACTTTATGACCTATACGGTACATATTGTTACAGATAATTCTACAAAGAAATTAATTTTTAATATGTGTACTGCAAACGAAAAGCAGGTAAATGAAAATAGTACAACTGAAGGTGAATACAAATGCATCTTATCTGCACCTTATGTTTTATTGTTTACACAAAGACTTGAAGATAAACCTAACAAACGACAACAAGAATTAATTAACAAAGGTATTCATTATGAAGCTGTTAATCCTAATGAACTTAAAAATATATATCCTACAAGCTCTATTGAAGTTGGTATGTTTGCAAATACATTAACAGGATTATGTTTAGAAAATAATTTAGATGTTTCATTCACAAAATGTTTTTCACAAAATTATAAAGACTGGATAGAAACTTTACCTTTTGTTAATAGAGATCCTATAATGATAATGTCTATTGGTAAAGGAAAGATATATAGAGAAATAAATAAAAACGACTTACGTCCAGATTTTGAGAGAATTATTAATTGGGTAAAATGAAAAAGGTTATATTATTAATTGACTTTAAGGGTCATCAAATACTTGCTGATGATTATGTAAATAAATTAAGATACAGCACACTTCAACAAATAACTGAAAACCCGTCCATAGATAGAAATAGCTCTGTTATATTATCTATTGGTAGTAGTAATGAAGATGAGAAATTGCAAGAAATACGGAATATTGCTGTAAAAGAAAGATGGAAATGGCTAGAAATTCATAATGATAATTCTAATGTAGAAGATATAGAAAAATTAGTATCGGAAAAACTCAACTATAGCATGAATAATACCAATACTCAAATTATCATAGGAGGTTGCAATACCTCAGGATGTGTGTTAAAATCTAAATTGTGTAGTGCAAAACATTTTTCAGATAAAAAATATAAAACAAATATAGTACTACCTATGTGTGCTGAATACGAAGCTTCAGGAATAAATGATATAGAGAAAAATATGAAAGCATTTGTTAGAGTTTATAATTATGTAAAAAAGAATAAGTTAAACTATATTGATGTAGTGGAAGCAATTAATGATATTGATTTTAAAAAAATAGATACCTAATAAAGATATAAATAAAATTATGAGTGACTTAAATAATAAGCCTGTGAAAGATATTGATGATATGCACGATAAACAGGTTGAGAAAATGCTTACAAAGGGTGGTCCAGGTGATCGCTCAACACCTGGTAATGTAAATACTGAAGAATGGTGGAAATGGGAAAATCTATCAGATAAAACAAAATTCAAAGCTACTAAAACTATACCTGGACAACCACCAGAAGACAAGTCAATTTTACAACAAGCAAAAGATAAAGATATATGGTTTTGCACAATACCTTTTACACAGGTCTATAATGAAATAAGTGGTAAATACAGAGCTTGTTGTTTTGGTAAAGATGCTGAACACGAAACTATTAAAAATACCACATTAAAAGAATGGATGGTTGATAGTGAATATATGAATAGTATTCGTAAAGAAATGCTTGATCCTAAAACAGACTTTAAAGCAGTTAATGATATATGCCGAAGATGTAGAAGTGATGAGGACAAATACGGTAGAAGTAGAAGAACAAACTGTTTAAAAATCCATACTAACGATAAAGAGTTTTGGGATAATATTCAAAAAAATGTTGAACTATACAAGGCGAGTGGTAAGTGGGCCTTTGATGAAAGAATTTTAGAAATACAATTAAAAGTATTTGGTTCAGAATGTAACCTTGATTGTTTTATGTGTGTACACGCTAACTCAACAACTAGACAACGTGTTGCTGAAAAGGGTGTTTGGAATGATGCTGTATTTGGTGAACGAGGTAAAGTTAGAGAAGACTATATGAAACTTGTAATGGCAGATAAAACTGAAGGTGTTACTGAACAAGTACTTGAATTATTACCTTACGTTAGAAGTATTAAAGTGATTGGTGGTGAACCATTAATTATGAAAAAACATTATGAGTTATTAGAAAAGGTTATTGAAAGTGGCCATGCAAAACATATCTATTTAAAATATCAAACTAACTTAACTAAAACTAAAAAAGGTAGACACAATATATTTAATTACATTCCTCATTTTAAAAATGTATCTATGGTTGCTTCGGTAGATGGCATTGGTAAGACTATTGAATACATGAGAAGAAGAACTGAATGGGAAGAAGTTGTTGAAAATATAGAAACGTGTCGTCAACATCCTAACGTTGTTGTTGACTTCAATGGTTTAGTTTCTAATCTTTCAGTTATGAGATTTTACGAAGTTATTGATTGGTGTAAAGATAATCCTGTTATAGACCAATTGAATTGGGCAATGATTGACAAACCTAAACATTTAAGACCTAACAACTTACCAGAAAAAATTAAGAAATCATTAATACCAAAATATAAAGATTGGCCTGATATAGTAGCTGCATTAGAAAGACCTGCTGATCCAGATGTAGATTTACAAAACGTATTTGATTATATGTTAAAGGCAGATAAATTCTATGAAGGCACAAAATGGGAATCACATTTGTTTGATGTGTTTCCTGAACTAGAAGAATTTTATGATCCTACTAAACATAGAGATCATAACGAACAAGCAAAAATATTTCAAACATGGGATAAATCAGTAAAAGAAGCTGAAGAAACATCTGATACAAATATTATATAATGTACGAAGAACTAATAAAAAAACGTAGGCAAGTAAGAGCAGCTTGGGATAGTAAAAGAATACCAAGTAAAGAAGAAGTTGAATCTTTACTAAAAATATGTTTAGATATAACACCTTCTAAAAATAATCTACAACCATTTAAGATACACGTTATAGGACCTGATAATAAAAAAGAACTTGATATATTAACAGGTATATGTGCCTTACATAAAACAGGTAGTGTTGCTAGATATGAAAGAGAAATGGATAATGAAAAGGACTTTGAAAACAAAAGACCACCATATACTTTACTATTTACTGCAAGATTGGCTGAAGATAATCAGTTTACTGCTGAACACGAAAAAAGACACAAACAAACTGATATAGATGTTGGTAGAACTGATAAAAGATTTTCACAATCAGATCCAGTTGCATTTAGAAGAACTGCAAATAGAAATCTTGCCTCATTAGAAGTAGGAATGTTTATTATGTCACTAACAGCACTTGCATTAGAAAAGGGTTTATCTGTTTCATTTATACAATCATGGCCTATATGGGATTGGGATGAAAATGAAAACAAATACATAGTAGAAACAAACAAATATGGTAAACAATGGTCAGAATTGCCATGGGTAAAAGAAGCACCCTTACACGTATTACAATTAGGTTATAAAGCAAATTTTGACGACCCTTTAAAAACCAACTCTACAGACCCTAAAGGAGAAAATTGGGAAAACAAATGTGACCCTAATAAAATCATACAATATCATTAAAGCTTGACACTAGATTATAATATGATATAATAGAATTATGAAAGAAATGGATCCAAAAGATATAAAAATTAAACCAAGGTGTCTAACATATGAACCTACGAGTTATCATAAACCAGCTGCATATACTTCAGATGGTTATATGTTACCTTGTTGTTGGTTAGATGATCCAAAAAATGATCACGGTGTAGAGGAGGTCTTTCATTTAAAAGATGAACATCTTGCATTAAAGAATAATGATAAGTTAGAAGATATATTTGGTTCTAAAGAATGGGAACACTTTTTTGACACCCTACTAAATAATCCTAGTTGTGCTTTGAAACAATGTCAATATAAATGTGGCAATAGAGAAAAAGATAATTATAAAATATGAACGAAAAAATAACAGATTTCTATATTCGTAATCAACGCTTTTCATCACCAAATATGGATTTATCACATAGATGTATATTACGTTGTCCACAATGTTTAAGACAAAAGGTAGAAGGCCTTCCTAGAATAGCAAGATCATTTGATATAGGTCAAAACGAATTTAGAAAAGTGTTAACCTATTATGAAAATCAAATAACATTTTGTGGTCAAATATCTGATCCAATTTATCATCCTGAATTTTTAACATTTTTAGAAATGATGGATGGTTTAGGTAAAGGATTGAGAATTGCAACCAATGGCACTAATACAAAAGGTATGGATGAAAAGTGGTGGGAAAAAGCATATAGTTATGGTTTAGGAGAAAACTGTTGGTATTTCGGTGTAGATGGTTTAGATAAAAAGTCAGAAATATATCGTATTGGTTCTAACTTTGAACAGGTGTGGGAAACAATGAAAATGGGTGTTGCTATGGGTCACCCAATAGTCTGGCAATATATAATATTTGGATATAACGAACACGAGATTGAAAGAGCAAAAGAAATGGCTGAAGAAAATGGTATGACTTTATTGTTAATTAAGACTAATAGAGGCTTTGATCCAAAAAGTAGGCAGTTAAGAAAGAATGTAACAAAGGCATATGAAAACTTTCCTAAACCAAGTGATAAGAATGTAGTTAAAAAAATAAAAAATGAAGAATATTTTAATGTAACACCTGCATTAACACACTGGAGAAAAGTAAGACACGGAGAAATTAAATAATGAATATAACATACAACAACATAACGATTCCTTTTTATTCAAACATAGCAGATTTAATGGAAACATCACCTTATAAAGATAGAGCCAAGGCTGATGTAGCATTAGATGAAAATGGTATACCTAAAACAGTAGTTGCTTCACTTTCAGGTGGATGTGACTCTGCAGCTGCATTATATTTAACTGCAAAACATTTCCCCAACATTGATGTTTATCCTTTAACATTTAGAGATGTACATGGACCAAAAGATGCTGACGCAGCTGCTGAAATAGTTGAGTTTATAAAGAATAGATTTCCTAAAGCAAAGATACACGAACATACAATTGAAAACTATGATGATAAGGATCCTGTACACTATGTAAAAGCACAAAAATTTATAGATGAAAGACCTGAATACAAAACATTAAACTTACAACAAATGTCAAAGGCAAATCAAATAGATGATGGCTCAGATGCCTTTATGGCACGTTTAGATAGACCTTTACGTTTAGATGGTATGTCAGCAAACCCACCTATGGAAGTAAGAATAAAGTTTAGTGAATATGCAATAAAGAAATTTCCTAATATCAATTTTGATAAAAATAACATTGCTAGAATAAGAGGTGAAGCAAGACGTGATGTTGAAAACGAACCTGAATTAAAATACAATGTATATAAACCATGGGTTAATTTAAACAAAAGATTTATTGCAAGTATCTATAAAGAAGAAGGTTTAATGAAAGACCTATATCCTATTACACGTAGCTGTGTTGGAGGTCCTAATCAAACTAATAACTTTACTGAATGGTGTTGGCAATGCTTTTGGTGTTATGAAAAAGCTTGGGCATTTGATTTATTGCCTAATTAGTATATCCGTAATACTTAAACTCTTTTTCATACTGTTCATTATACTTGTCTTGTATTTCAGCCAAATGTTCACCAAAATAAGTTTCATATTTAATAGTAAAAGGTTTATAGGGTTGAGTCCATTCACCGTGTAACGTGCTATTTGGTATATAATATTCCTGAAAGAATATACTCTTTAAACTTTCATCATCACAATCCTCTAACCATAGATTACGTAAATTAAGTCTTGTACTTGCTTGATCATAATGTGGTATTATAATTTCGTTTAGATAACGAACACTTGTACAATATTGACCAAAGAAATAAGCATCCCATTTAAATACAGGTTTATACTTTAACACAGTTGATTTTAAGGTATCTTCAACGTTAACACCTATATTGTTTTTATTATGCCAATTATGTAATTTCTCTCGTTCAGTTAGACCTATATCTCCAGCTCTATCTAAACTATCTCTTACTGCTTTATGAAACAACCAACTTAAAAAAGCCTTCCATAAATACTTTCTACGTAGTATTACAATTTGATAACCACTATAGAACTCCTGAAACCAATCAAATACACAATGTACATTTGGACGAGAAGGTATATGAATTGGTGTCATTAATTGATGAGCATGAACATTCATAAACATATTTAAATTCCATGTATTACGACAATCTTCTAAAAACTCTATTCGTTTAGAAATAGGTTGCATAGGTTTAGTAGGATTAACATCTAAAAATTCGTTTGTAAAAGATACAGGAGGTAACAAACCATTATGTTTGTATATCTCTCTTATAAAGTGAGCCACATAATGAGAGCCATTACGAGGCATAGAAATTAATATAGGTGTTTTTGTTCTTTCAAGCATATAGTCAATTCCGCACAAGTTAAATCAAAGTATATATCACAGAAAGCGAAAAATTTTTAGACACTAAAACTTTCCCCACAGCCACAACTAGATTTACTATTAGGATTCGTTATCTTAAACTCACTATTAAACTCACCCTCTACCCAATCTAAGGTCGTACCAAGTAAATACAATTCTAACTCTAAACTGACCACTAATACATTACCTAATAAACAATCCGTATCTTCTCTTTCGTTAGTAGTAGACCACTTATATTCAAAGCCTGCACATCCACCACCCTTAATGTCTAAACGAACATAAGTCGTGCCTGCCTTATTTGCTATGTAAGTTAATCGTTGTATTGCGTTTTCTGTTAGCTCTAGCATGGTTCTTTTGGTTTCAACATAACTATGTATAAAAGTTTATATCCCTATGTATAATGTAAATTCTTTCATAACCATTATAAAACATATAAACAATGTAAAGTAGTATAATAAGCCAAGTGTAAATTTAAACATCTAAAACTCTCCCTTAATCCCCATAGTAGGGTTCTCTTTACAGTCTTCGACCGCGGATGCGATTTCATCTATATTATCTACTTTACACGCTATTGACACTTTAACACATCCACTTAATAGAACAAAAAATAGCACGAGAAAAATTTTCATATATGAGGCTAAGGTTTTGCCTTGAGTTTGCCGCTTCGATATATTCATATGTTACTTACTACTTTTATAGATTAGAAAGCCCAGCCAGTTTTAATAGTTAGTTATGGTCAATAGGAGAACCGTATGTGTGATACTCTCCTTGAGCACTTCTAGTGGTTGTCGTCTGTGATGATTCTATGATTTTATTGGCACTAATGGTTAACTGGCCTGTAGCGGCCATTGTAATGTCTTTACCTGCAAATAGATTAATATCACCACCAACTGTTTCAGGACCATTCTGTGATGTAAAGGCAGATACATTGACATTACCACCTTCTACTTGTATATTGACGTTGGCGTTAGGCCCTATCTGTATATCATAGTTATTACCTGTTTGGCCGTCTGCGTTAATGATTACTTTATGACGGCCACCTAAGGTAATGTCTGAGTCGCCCTTAATGTAGACCTTGTTGTTCTTTTCGGTTATCGTATAGGTTGAGTCTTTGTTTATTTCATTTTTTGTACCTGCGGCCGTGATTTCTGTTTCTGTACCACTATGATGATATTGTAGAATACGCTCTTGGTTGGGTGTATCGTCAAATTCTAATAGATGGCCTGATTCGGTTTCATATACATGATTATAAGGATATTGAGCAGCGTAAGTGTTTTCAGGTAAGGA